AGCTACATTAGATCAAGCTGAAACATATATGGGAATTGATATTTTAATTAAAGAATATCTTAGTTATAGAGATAATTTAGATTTAATACAATTAAGAAAAACTCCTTTTAATGAATTAGTTTCTTTTAAATATTTAAAAGATAGTGTTTTTACTTCTGTTGATTCTAATTTATATAAAATAGTATTAAAAGATGATTTTGCTAATTTTGAATTATTAGAAGATAAAACATGGCCTGATGATATAGATAATACGAGTGAAAATGTAGAAATAATTTTTAAATCAGGTTATGGAGAAGATAGGAATGCTTATCCTCCTGGTTTAGATGTAGCTTTATTACAGCATTTAGCTTTTTTATATGAAAATAGAGGGGATTGTATTAATGTAAAATATGCAATACCTTTGCAGGCTAAAGTTATTTATGATTTATATAGTATTAAACACTTATGAGTAAATGTATTCCGATCATAAACAAGAAAAAAGAAGTTTGCATAGGAGCGATGAATAAACGAATTATTATACAAATTCGTACTATAACACCTCCTGAATTAGGCGGTGTAGATTGCGGGGAATTAATAACAGATCGTAGAAAGGTTTGGGCTTTTATTAGAACTGTAAAAGGAGAAACTTTATTCAATAATACTAGCATACAGCGTGTTATGACTCATGAATTTTATATCAGGTATTTTTCAGATGTGACATTTGAAAAAAATTGGATAGAGTATAAAAACGAGTATTACGACATTATCGACGTTGAGAATATTAATTTAGAAAACAAATACTATTTAATATCCGCAAATAGAAGGGGAATTAAATCGAATAAAGCGAATTTGGCATAATTATGTTTAAATTTAGTGAAGACTCACAGAATCGGACTACATATTTTTTACTTAAAAATATGAGTAAAAACTATGAAAAAGGTATTAAAAAAGCTTTTTATAAAATAGGAAATGATTTAGTCAGAGAAGCAAAACGTTTAATTGTAGATGAACCAAAAAGCGGTAGAATTTATAAAGTAATACGTAAAAAAGGAAGACGATATGTGAATCATATTGCTTCAGCACCTGGTGAGGCACCTGCTAAACTTAGCGGTGATTTAGCTAGCAGTTTAGGTTTTAAAGTAAGAGGTAGTAAGCAACTTAATTTTGGATATAACGATGTTACTAAAAAAGGAGCTAAAGTTGATTACGGCATGATTTTAGAAACTGGTGGAATTACAGGAAAAAATAAGTCTGTAAGGATAGCCCCAAGACCTTATGGCTCAAAAGCAGCTAAAAATATGGAACGAAATATGGAAAAACATTTTGAACAACAATTAAAAATAGCAACGGAAAAGGGATGAAAGCACAAGATATAATATTACAATTACAGGATTTTTTGGTCAGACAGACAAATTTATTTACGCATGAATTAGATATTATATCTTTAACACGAAATAATTTAACTCAGGAGGCGACAGCTGTCGCTGCTGTACCGCATGGTTTAAAAGTTGGTGATTTAGTTACAATTGTAGGCGCTGAAACTCCTTTTAAAATAACGACTTTAACGCAAACAGCTAATATAGCGACTGCTGTTACTCTTAACCCTCATGATTTTACACAAAATTTTAGTAGAATAGTTAATATTGTGGATGCGGATCAGCCTGAATACAATGGTGAACATCCACTTGTTGCTGTGATAGATAATAAAACATTTAAATATAGTTTAACAGGTAATCCAGTAAGCCCAGCTACAGGTAATATTTTTATAATCGCTGATTATTTAGAAGGGTATAACGGCATACATGTTGTAAAGTCTGTTTCTCCTGATGGTTTAGAATTTACTTATAATATGCCAGAAAACTACGAAAGCCCTGCTAAGGGGGATATTAAAGCTCGATATAATTATAGAATATCTGGTGCTGCGACTTTTACTCGAGTTGATTATTTATATACAAAACAGGGATTTAATAATTTGTGGGCTTTTGTTGTGCTAGGTAGAACCTTTACAAGTCAGGATCGGGCTACAAATACAGATGCTATAAAAGCTGTAACTAGATCATGTCAACAAAAACATTATGTAATAGAAAGTTTTTCTGTTTATGTGTTTGACACAGTTGCGAAGGAAGAATTATCAGGTCGTCAGGAACGAGATTTAATGGAGGATATTTATAAATACCTAGTTAAAAGTCTTGTAGGAGTGTGTTTTCCTGGTGTATTTGCAGGCAGTACTCCTACTACGGATAGTGCTATTAAACGAATTAGACCCATAGAGCTATTTATAACTATTTCTGTAGGACATGATGTCCAGGAATATAATAGCGCTACATACATACATCGCTTTGACTTTGAGCAAATAGATATAATATTAGACCCTGATATTTTCCCTGTAAATTTAACGTATCCGTTTAGAAAGATTTTTATTGATTATTTAAATGTTACAGATAATAATCTGTTATTAGATGATACTATTTTATTACGTGAGTTAGAATGAGGTAAAAAACATGAGCCACATATTTCCAGTATCAATTTGGGATATAGTCCCTTCTTCTGATGTTCTTATAGAAGATACAGAAAGAGTTTTATTCGTAGGTCAAAAATTATCTGGAACAGCCACTCCAGGCGTGTTAGTTGATTACATTGGTAATTCTGGAGAAGAAGATGACTTATTTGGAGAAGATTCTCATCTAGCAGAAATGATTAGACTAGCTAGATTAATCAATAAACAAACTATTTTTTCTGCAATTCCTTTAGCTGATCCGGCAGTGGGTGATCAAGCTACAGGATCGGTTACTATTACAGGCGCTGCAACGAGTAATGGAAAAATCACGCTTTATTTATATTCTGGTAAATACCATAAATATGAGATTTCTGTAATTAGCGGAAAAACAAACGTTCAAATAGCTACGCTCATGATAACTGAAATATTAAAAGATACTAAATTACAAATAATAGCGGCTGACAGCGGTCCGCCGGATGGTATTATTAATTTAACAGCCAAACATAAAGGGATAATTGGAAATGGATATGGTGTTTGGGTTGATTTTGATGTAACAGGTATTAGTATAGCTTTAGACACTACACCACTTAGTGGCGGTACGGGCGAGCCTATTTATACAGATATTTTTAAAGATATAGGTCGTGTTCAATATAGATCAATAGTGTGGCCTTCAGCATATCCTATTTCAGGACTCCCTGAAGATAATGCGATTGCCTGGGCTGACAGCCGTTGGAATGGTCAAACTAAACCTTTAGATGGACAAGTTACAATTAGCTCAACTGGAGGGCCAATTAGTTTAGTAACTTTTTTAAATACTTTAAATGATCAGAATTTGAATGTTAGTTGTGAGCTATATAAAGATACAATTCATTTTAAAGGCCCAGTAGCCTTTGAATTTGATGATAATAGATCAGCACTTTTTGCCGCAATTAGGTCTTTAAGACTTACTGATACTGCGACACTTGGTAATTTTGGTTACGCCGCTACAGATTCAATTGGAGGACCTAAATTAGCGTCGTTACCGTATCATAATACGCCTGTGCCTCAAATACTCCCTAAAAATCCTAATTGGGATTTTACAGATGATGAATTAAAAGATATTAATGATGCTGGAGGATGGGCATATGTCAATAATGTGGCGAATACATCTATTATATTAAGCGATATTTATACAACCTATAAGACTAATGCTCAAGGTTTTTCAGACCCTTCGTTTAAATTTGATAACTATGTGTTAACAATGAGCGAAATACGACAGCATATTCATTATGCAATGCAACAACATTATAAAAATACACGTTTAAGCGGCGGAATTCCTATAGCAAATGAAACTATAGCTACGCAATCAAGTATTAAAGGTTATTTTTTAAGTTTATGTACTATATTAAGTGCTTCACCTTATCTATTAATTCAAGCAGGCCCTGAAGTTAGAGACTTTTTAAAACGGTATAGTAATGTTGAATTAAATTTAGCGGAAGGAATTGCAACGATAACAGCTAAAGTTCCTATAGTTACTCAACTTAGAAAGATTATAGGTATTTTAGAGGTATCATTTAATATATAGGACAATAATTTTTAATAGAGGTAAAAAAAATGGCAAATTTATTAATGGGCATATCAACGCCTTATATTAACATTAATGGGCTTATAATCCCTCATAAAGTTGGAAGTGTTGAATATACAGAAGGAACAGGAGAAGATATGCTTACAGCAATGAGTGCTGGAGGCGGGGCGATTTCACCTGTTTATTCAAAAGATGTATCTAAAAATATAGCTACATTTAAATTTGTTGTTTTAACAGTATCGCTTATTCAGTTAGAATTAGATTTACCTGATTTAATGTTAAGTTGGAAAAAAAATAATCCGAACAATATTATTATTGTTGGTGATACAATTAGTGGTTTTGTGCGTGCTTTTGAAAAAGCAGTTTTAATAACTGATTATGTTGTAAAATTAGGCCCCGAGGCCGAAACTGAATTAGAATTTAAATCTGCTAATATTATTTAACTAATAGAGGTGTTACATGACTTTGAAATCATCGTTTATATTTAATTTAAGTGAAGAAATTGATTATCCTGATAGCACAGATGGTACACTTAAAAAAACTAAAAAGATTAAACTTTTAGGACCTTTAAAAAAAGAAGAATGTGAAATTCAGTATATAAAATTAAAAAGCATGTTAGCTAAAGCTTCAATGAAAATAGGTATTTTATTTAACTCTTCTGTAAGTAGTGAGGCTAGAGATGAACTTATTAAGCAGGCAAAAGAAAATTCAAGTGGAGATAAACAAAAAGATTTATTAGAAGCCGCACACTCCGCTATAACTCATTTAGGCACAACTGACTTATTACTTGATTATATGATGGTTTTTAAAGAATATTTATTATCAGGTATTGCCTTAACAGATGGAAAGTTAGAAATGGTTTCTTCTGTTTATAATAATATAAATATCAATGATAAATTAAGATTAGCAGAGGAATATATTGCAAATTTTTTATCCGATGGCGACTCATCTGTAAAGGAAAAGTAAAATTATCATTTATTGATTATGCTCTGTCAGACGATGATTATTATAAATTATTTACCGGTTTAATGCGTTATTATAAAGGAGGTATAAGTTATACAGAGATAATAAATCTTCCTATTCCTGAATTATATAATCTGCATGAGTGCGCACAATATTATAACGAGCAAGATAAGAAAGAGTATGAGCGGAGATCTAAATAATGGCTTTAAAAAGTATTTGGAATATAACAGCTGTAGACGCTGCAAGCATACCTGTTAAATCTATTGCTACTGCCGCTAAGCAGTTAGAAGACAATTTATCTAGTTTAAAAAATACAACGGTTAAAGTAAATCTTGCTATGGGAAAAGCGGCTGAAAAAGCCAAAGGTTTTACTGCCTCGTTAAATGCTACTGCTGTTGCGTCAATGCGAATGGGAAGAACACTTAGTTTATACGTAGCGGGTCCTTTAATTGCACTCGGAGGACTCGCTATAAAAACAGCTAGTGACTTCGAAAAAATACAACGATCTGCCGAGATTGTAAGCGGTTCTGTCGAAGGAACAGCTAAAATGTTTGATACTTTATATGAAGCAGCTCAAAAAATGCCTTTCGCATATAAAGATATAATAACTTCAAGTCGCAATTTACTAGTAGCAGGAGTAATACCTAAAGAAATTCCGCATATGATGCAAATGCTTGCAGATTTGGCGGGTGCTTTTGGTGATAAATTAAGTACTGTAGCTGATATTTTAACTCATGTCGAAGCAGTAGGTCGTTTAAATACTAATACAGCTAGACGATTTGCCAAAGAGGGTATTAACTTAGCAGCAGCGTATAAAAAAGTTTATCATGTGGATACTATGAAAAACGCTACTGCATGGTTTGAAATGGCAGCGCGGGCTGGAATAGTAACATCAAAAGTAGTTGTTCAGTTATTAGATTCTATGACTAAAAAAGGAGGTCCTGCATATCTTGGTGCGGCTAAAATGTCTAAAACTCTTTCTGGCGCAATTACAATTCTTAGATCAAATATTGTTGTGTTATTAAAAAATATTGGCGACTGGATAGATAAAAGTAATGATTTAAGATTAATGGTTGCGTCTTTAGCTGATACAGTATTTCATGCTACTACATGGCTTGTAGAATTTGCAAAAACGCATAAAACGCTTATGCGTATAGCTGTAGATTTAGGAGTTGCTTTAGCTACATTAGCTTCGGGACTTTTAATACTGGGAGGGGTACTTAAAGTTGTTGGTGTTGTTGTAAAATTATATACTGTTTTGACAAAAGCGTGGGCAGCAGCACAAATTATATTAGATGTTGCTTTAGCACCAGAAATATTAGTTTTATTAGCATTAGCGGCAGCAGTTTATGTAGTATATAAAGCAGTAAAAAAACTACAAAGTGTGTGGGGCAAGGGGAGTAAAGAAGAGCAAAAAAGAGTACTTATTCATAAACAACAAGTTGAATTTGTTAAAGAGCATATACCTGAGTTACATACTTTTAGAACGCCTGGTATGCGTTTTAGTCCTATTAGTCCAATAAGTTTTCTGCCCGTCCCGACTGAAACAACAAGCCCAATTACATCTAATTTAATGACTACATTAACTCCACATTTTGGAGTAGCTCGTGCAAGATCAGATGTAAATATTAATTTAAGAGGCGAAACAGGGGCAGTTAAAAGCGTTCATACAGTACATTCTATGATACATCCTGGATTTAATTTGGGCGTCAATATGGAGGAGGCTCAATAATGGCTGAAGATACATTTTTCGCTGGTGGTGTTACAACGAATGAGGGAGCTGAAGATATATTTGTGCAACTTCTTCCAGCTAGTTTTAAAGGTGTTCCTTTTTTATTTCAATCACATTCTACTACTACAGGAAGAAAAGTAGTTATACATGAATTTGTAAATACCGATAGAAGATTTGTACAGGATTTAGGTAAATTATCTAAAAAAATAAAAATTATAGGTGTTCTCACGGGTGATGGTTATTTTGTACATCGTAATGACTTAATTCAAGCTTTACAAAGTGAAGGGCCTGGAATTTTGCAACATCCGTTTTTAGGTAATTTAAAAGTAGTAGCCCTTCCAGGTACTTTTACAGAAACTACTCAGGCTGTTGGTAAAGCTGTATTTAATATGCAGTTTGAGAGAGCAGATAAAAATATATATCCTAAAGAAGTAGATAGATATGGCTCTCGAATAAAAGACGGTTCAAATAAATCAAAAGATGAAAGTAAAAATGCATTTAATAATCATTATACTGTCCCTTTTACAGACCATGAGACGTTTAATGATGCTAATAGTATGTACGATAATTTTGCCGATAAAATGTTTAATGTCCGCTCTAATTATAGTACAAAAGGGGAAAATGTAGATACATTTGATGCAAGGTTAGATACTTTTAATCGTAACAAAGTTTTTAATTTAAAAAATACAAATGACTTTTCAGATTCGACTTCTGAATTATTTGATACTTTAGGAAATAGTTCTGTATCAGACGATCAAAAAATAAATATTTATAAAGAGTTTTTTAATTATAAAATTCCTGATCCTATTTTTAATTTAGTGACGCCTGCCAGAGAAACGCAGTATGAAAATAGACGCTCTTTTGAATCCTTTATAAATATTCATGCTTTGATTAGCGCTTATGAAGCAGTTCCTTTTTTATCTTATTTCGATACTATAGATGTAGAAGATATTTTTAGTCTTTTAGAAGAACAGTATAGTTCTATTTTAAATAACACAATTTATACTGTTGAAGAACTGGAAAAATTAAAAATTCTTCGTAATAATGTTAGAAAATTTTTAACTACTGAGTTAGAAGCTGTTTATGACATTATTATTATTGAAACAGTTGATATTCCTTTAAGAGTATTATCTTTTAATTATTATGGTAGTACTGATAATTATGAACGGTTAATAAATTTAAATACTATTTCAACGCCTGCACATATAAAAGGTAGTGTAGAAATTTTCGGAAGTAAAGAATAATGATAACGCTTGAAATAAATGGGACGCAATATGATGCTTTTGAATCAATTAAAGTGAATCGTAGAATTGATTCTATATGTGGTTCTTTTCAATTTACATCTCCAATTAAAAATTTAAATGAGTTTCCTTTTAAATCGAATGATGCAGTAGTTGTAAAAATAAATGAAGCGTCAGTTATTACAGGATATATTGAAAAATTTGCTTTTGGTTATGACGCAACCGGATCGGATCATATAGTCCTTTCGGGGCGTGACAGAACAGCTGATATTGTAGATTCTACATTAGATGCAAATGTTGAATATCAAGCACCTATAGCACTAAAACAAATTGTAGAATTAGTACTTGCTAATATTGGAGCTTTTAATATTAAAGTTAAAACAAATGTTCAAATTAAAAATTTTGAGTTAAATGACATCCGTAACGATGTTAAAGCTAACATAGATAATATTACAATAGTTCCAGGCGCTGTTTCGGCACGTTGGGGTCAGAATGCATTTAAATTTATAGAACATTATGCCAGAAAAAGACAAATACTTGTAACAACAGATGGTGAAGGAAATGTAGTATTAACACGTTCTTCTAAAACTCCTATTCAAACAAAATTAATCAATGTTAAAAACTCCCCACATGGAAATATTAAATCGTCCTCATTTATAAAAAATAATAGTAAACGCTACGGCACATATACATTTAGAGCGCCTCCGAATTTATCAGCTGAAACTTTAGCGTCTTATACAGAAGCTATGAAAAAAGGAGATGATCTTAATTTAACATATACAGTTATTGATGACGAAATTCGTGAGTCACGTACATTAAATAAAATGGCATCTAATGTAGCATCACTTAAAGATTTACAAGAATATGCTAAATGGGAAAAAGAAATTAGAAGAGTTAATAGTTTTAATTATACTATAAAAGTCCCTGAATTTTTAGCTCAAGAAGATGGTTTGATATGGCAACCTAACATGTTGGTGGCTATAATAGATGATTTTACAGGTTATGACGACTTTGGTTTAATTAAATCTGTTACATATGAAGCAGATAAAATTAATGGGCGTGTTACTACATTAAATATTGTTCAAAAAGACGCTTATACTTTAGAAGAAGAGAGACCTCAAGAATGATTAATGAAGTAATTAATAAACTACAAAATATTGTTAAGTATGCGTTTATAACATTAGTTTCTAAAGATGATAAAGTTGAAGCCCATCAAGCAAAAGTACAGTATCAAGGAAGACAGGCAACTGTAAATATAATGTATCCGTACGGATTAGCAGCTAATGCTCCTTCAAAAAGTTTAGTTTTATTATTTAGTGTTGGAGGTCAGGAGGCGAATAGAGCTGGTATAGTTTCAGCTACTTTAATAAGACCTAAAGATTTAAAGGAAGGCGAAGTAGTTATTGGTAACTTTGTAACGAAGGCGACTATTAAATTTAATGAAGACGGAAGTATTGATGTAATAGGAAAAGGAGATATTAATATAACTGCTGAAAGTGGAGACGTTAATATCGAATCTAAAAATGGAAAAGTATCTGTAACAGCCGATGATGATGTTGATGTAAAAGCTAATACTGTTAATGTTGATGCTTCACAAACAAATTTAGGAGTTGGAGGAAAAAAAATAGCATTAGATGGCGATAAAGTAGTAACGGTAGGTTCTGATCTTGTTATTCAAGCTACAGGAATAAATACAAGTATTTAATTATAGAGAAAAATAAATGACTAAACCGGTAATTCCAGGCGTTGATTTTAAACTCTTTAAAGTAGGTAATAGATATGATATAGGTATTACCGAAGAAGGGGATATTGCGACTGTTAATAGTTTTGACACAGCACTTTTAATGTCTGTATTATGTGAAAGACGGGCTGATGAATCAGAGATACAAAATCCTCTATATAGACGTGGTTATTGGGGTAATGAGTTATCTGATATTGAAGGTTTCGAAATAGGTTCAAAACTTTGGTTATTGCAATATGCTATTAAAGATAATATAACGTTAAGTAAAGCTAAAGATTATAGTTATAATGGAACAGAGTGGTTTATAGAAGATAATTATTTAACAGCTATAAATGTTAATACTTTTTATGACGAGTCTTCCGCATTAAACATTAAAGTAGCATTAATTGAAGGCAATAAAATAGTAGACGAACAAATTTTTAATTTATGGGCGGAGACAGGAAAATAAAATGGCTTTTGAATTTCCAACGTTAAAACAAATATCAGATAGAATGAAGACTGATGTCCAATCTTTCTTAGAAAATGCTAATCCTTTTTTAAGAAATTCTTTTTTAGGCGCTATTCTTAATAGTTTTGCAGCTAGAATTTTTGATGTTTATGAGTCTATAAAAACATTTGTTTTAAAAGTTATATTTGTGCAAACTTCTTTTGGAATTTATTTAGAAGAATGGGGTGCAACGATAGGTGTTACTAGATTAAGTGCAGAGCAATCTCGTGGAGAGATGACTATTCAAGGAACGGTTGGAGTAGTAATTCCGGTAAATACATCGTTCCAGGCCAGTAGTCAAAATGAATACGTTTCTACATTAGAATCAGTTGTTAATACTTATGTTATTCAAATAACGACTTTAACATTTAACGGCGCTACAGGATTAGCAAAAGCTGTTACATCTACAGATCATGGTTTAGCTCCAGGAATTTTAGTAGATATTAGCGGTGCTTTAAACCCAGAATATAATGTCACAGGGGTAAATGTTCAGACTGTAATAGACGAAGTTACATTTGAATATCCAATAACCGGAACTCCTGTATCCCCTGATTTAGGTGTTAGTAAATTAGTTGGATATGACGCTGCCTGGATAGAATTTGGATCAGTAGAAACTGGTGAAGACACAAATTTAGATTTAGGGGAATCTCTTAATATAACTAATCCTATAGTTAATTTAGAAAGTACCGGTTACGTCCAATTTGGAGGCGCTATAGGAGGAAAAGATGTTGAAGGTGACGATAACTATAGAGAAAGAGTTTTAGACGCGTGGCAGAGCTGGAAAGGGTCTTTTAATGTATCTTTTGTAGAGTTTATAACTAAATCAGTAAGCAGTGATATCACAAGAGTATGGATATTTCCATTTACAATTGATGATATAGCATCATTGGCAGGCACAGTAGAAGTGTATTTCACAACTGATAATTTAAGTAATATTATACCTTCTCTAAGTCTTGTTAACGAAGTAAAGGCAAGATTAGAAGAAGTTAGAACTGTTTGCGCTAAAGTCGTTGTCGCTGCTCCAACACCTCAAGTTATAAATTTTACGTTTACATCAATTACACCTGATACTTCTTCTATGCGGCAAGCTATCGAAGATCAATTAATAGCATTCTTTCAAGATAATTCCTATGTAGCAAAACAGACAGCGGAGATTATAATTAAAGAAAATGCTTATAAATCTGCTATCTATCAAACAATTGATGATGAGACAGGTAATTTTTTACAGGATTTTACTTTAATTGCTCCAACAGGAGACATTACAGCAACACTCAGAGGTCATTTGCCGGTAGTTGGGACTGTTAATTTTTAATAAAGATTATATAAATTATGACATGTGAATTTTCAAGAAAAAAATATACAGTAGAACAAGAAGCAGATAGTTTCGCTCATTATCTACCTGGCAGTCCTATTTTTGCGTCTAGATTTATTACTAGTAATTTACGAAATTTATTATTAAGTTTTGCATCTGAGCCTTTAAGGTTAGAAAATAAAATAAATGAGCTTTTATGTCAGTATTTTCCTAGAGTTACTACAGAATTAATGACGCAATGGGAAAAAGCAATAGGGTTGCCTGATACTTGTTTTATTCAAACTGAAGGTTTAGATTTAGAAGAACGGCGCAGACATGTATTATTAAAACTCAAAACTAGAATTGTAACTGTTGCTGATTATATTGATCTTGCAAGAAATATTACTCCTCCTCCAGGCGGATATGAGGTTAGAATGATAGAACCTTTTCCTTTTTCTACTGGTTTTCCATTAATATTTCCATGGACATTTTTAGATGCTTCAGAAGGCCCTTTTACTGTTATTGTTGAGATTCTAAATGAACCTACAACAGAGTATTTTCCACTTGAATTCCCTTGGATTTTTGGTAATGTATTTACAGGCATTATTAAATGTATTTTTGAAAAGGTAAAACCAGCGCATATTAAATTTATTTATAGAGATATTACACTATGAAACCATTTCCTACAAAAATTAATGGGTCATTAGAAACCCCTGAAGAATATAATGACTTTACAACTGAGTTAACTAATGCAGTCGAAGATACTAATCAAACGATGCAAGAAGTTGAAACACATCAGTTAAGTAAGTCGATGTCTAATTATGCATCTGTAGGAGATTTTTATATATGTACAAGTAGCCCACCTCCTCCAGCTCATGCGACTGCTTATACATTAACTCCAGTATCAGCACAACAAGGTATTACCGAGTTATTTAACGGCGCACGTGTAAGATTTGTAGCTAATGTTACTTCTGGAAATAATCCTACTATAAATGTAAATGCATTAGGCGCTAAATCAATTAAGAAAAATAATGGTCAAGATAATGTGGTGACTGGTGATATGCCGTTAGGCGATCATATTGATTTAGTATATGTATTAAGTGGAGATTATTGGCTTCTAACTATTAATAGATCACAACATTCAACTGTACTAAATAATTATATTGACGGTTTAAAAATCGAACAAGACACTGATACAGATCATGATATTAAAGTTAATCTTGGAATGTGCGCAGATAGCACAAGCACTACTTATATGAAAGTTGTAACTCCTTTTGTTAAACGAATAGACGCTAATTGGGCAGAAGGAACGGGAGTTGGAGGATTCCCTAGTGGTTTAACATTAGCTATTAATACCTGGTATCACTTTTTCTTAATTAAGAAAAATGATGGAACAATAGATGGCGGTTTTGATTCCTCCATAGCAGCAATTAATTTATTAAGCGATGCAGGTTCTTCGTATGAATGGTTTAGACGAATTGGCTCTATCAAAACAGGTGATCCTGCAAATATTATAGATTTTATACAAATTGGGAATCGTTTTTTATGGCTTACTCCTATACATGATATAGCAGCAAACAATCCTGGAACGAGTATAGTTTCTTATACTCTTAGTATTCCTCTAGGAGTTAATATAATTGCGGTTGCAAATATATGTCTTAAAGAACAGGCCACACTTGTTAATACCCATTCTTATTTACACAGTCCTGATGTCAATGATATTGCAGCAGCTACATATACTATGACTACTATTAGAGGAGATCATGATAGAACTGGCTACGCTAAGAATTTCACATTATCTAATACTTCTTCTCAAATAGTTAGTAGATTAGATAGATCGGATGCTAATACAACTCTTTATATTATAACTTTAGGTTGGATTGATTTTCGCGGAAAAAATAATTTA